TCTCTGGTTGGAGACCTAGCATTGGCTGGGTATGCAGCGCAGGGTTTGCCGTCCAATTCGTCATCGGCCCACTGGTTGAGTGGGGTTCGGCATTGGCTGGGCACCCTGTCAAGTTCCCGCAGATGGACACCGGCACCATGATGCCTCTGTTGCTAGGAATGCTGGGTCTTGGTGGTCTGCGTACCGCTGAGAAAATTCAAGGCGTTGCTGCAAAATGAACGTCAACTTTGATACCTGTTTTGACCGGGTCATGCAATCCGAAGGCGGTTACGTCTGGGATAAAGATGACGCTGGCGGTGAGACCAACTTAGGTGTCACTGTGGGCGCTTGGAAAGAATTTTTGGGACGGGAAATTAAGCCGGGAGAAATGAAGGCCCTTACTTGTTCTGACGTAAAGCCTTTTTACAAACGGATGTTCTGGGACAAGGTGCGCGGCGATAATCTGCCCGCAGGCGTCGATTACGCCGTTTTTGACTTTGCGGTGAATGCAGGTACTGTCCAAGCTGCCAAGTTCCTTCAGCGGGCTTGTGGGGCCCTTGCTGACGGCGTTATTGGGCCGGGAACCATGGCCATGGTCGCCAAGATGGCCCCAAATGAAGTGTTAAGCAAGTTTGCCGCCCAGAAGGAAGAGTTTTACAATCTCTTGGCCGCAAAGAACCCTACCCAGCAAAAGTTCTTAAAGGGCTGGTTAAACCGTGTAGCAAGCGTGCAGACGACGGCAAAAACAATGTTGGCATAAGGACAAAGCATGACTACAACCCCATCATGGGTGATGACCTACGATTCGCTGACAAGCATGGTGCTCCAGTACCTAGAGCGCAAAGATGCGGCGGTAGTCAATGCCATTCCAACTTTTATCTCTCTGGCTGAGTTTGCAATTGCCGAGCAGATCAAGACGCTTGGCCAGCTTCAAGTGGCCGAATCAACCATCTTGATTAACAACCCGGTGCTGCCAAAGCCAGCCCGGTGGCGTAAAACCGTATCCATGAGCATTCTGGTGGACGGCGTCAAGCAGCCGGTCTATCTACGCAAATACGAGTACCTGAAGAACTATTGGCCAGACACTACCAAGACCGATGTGCCCCAATACTATGCAGACACCGATTGGGATCATTGGTACATCGCCCCAACACCGGACAAAAATTACTCTTTTGAGGTGCTGTACTATGAGCGCATCTCGCCCTTGAGTTCGACAAACCAGACCAATTGGCTCACTCAAAATGCACCAAATGCCATGTTGTTTGGCACTTTGTTGCAGGCCATGCCGTTCCTCAAAAACGACCAGCGCACAGTATTCCAACAGATGTACGCCGAGTCGCTGCAATCCCTCAAAGTCGAGGATGTGTCTCGCGTTGGCGACCGACAGGCCGTTGCGGTTGACAGTTAAACAGGAAATATCATGACCAGCTACGTCTCACCCTACACAGGCCAAACAATCAGCCCATCTCAAGTGGGCTATGAGAGCCTGAGCATTTCCGCAAACACAGTGCTTCAATGGCCGGTTAACGGCAACACCTCAAGCGTAGTGGCCAATATTATTGAGGTGGATGCAACAGTCAACACCAACTTGAAATTGTACATGCCTGCCGCCACAGAGGTGTCTACAGGTCAAAGCGTTTTGATCCGCAATATCGGCTCATACTCTTTCACAGTGGTTGATACTGATGGCCACACGATTGTTCCAATTTCATCTGGAATTGCTCAGTACATTTATGTAACCAGCAACTCCACTCCTGATGGCACATGGGGGGTCGTGCAATTCGGAGCAGGTACTTCTTCGGCAAATGCAGCCACCCTTGCTGGCTACGGTTTAACTGCATTAAGCACCACGCTTAATACGTCAACGGCGGTATCTACGTTCTCATCAACGTACACATTTAATTCTGCTGATCGCTCTTCCATGTATGTTTGGACTGGCGGTGCTGGTACGGTGACGATGCCTTCTGCCGTCAATATGGGCGCAGGTTGGTTTGTCATCATCAAAAATGACGGCACCGGAATTTTGAATGTAGCAGTCACAGGAACCGACACGATTGATGGTCAAGTTAGCGCACAGCTTCAGCTTCAAGAATCTTTTGTGGTGGTGTCCAACGGCACAACGTACTACAGCTACGCATACGGGCAATCAGCCACGTTCTTTTTTACCCAGTTGGTAAAGAACGTTACTGGCGGAACAGTGACCCTGACTTCAGCCGAAGCAGCCAGCATTATTCAAGAATACCAAGGCACACTCACATCAAATTGCATTGTTGTCTTGCCACCCACGGTTCAGTTGTATTCCCTTCAGAACAAGACGACTGGCTCGTTCTCACTGACATTCAAAACCAGCACTTTGGGTGGGGCAACCATTACCCTGCCGCAGAACCAAACGATCATTGCGATTTCTGACGGCACCAATGTTTATAACGCTCAGACATCGACTTCTTCGTTCATCAATGCATTGACCATAGGCAATGGCTCTGCTGCCGCACCATCGCTTTCTTTTACCGGAGACGCAATAACCGGCTTGTACCTTGCCGCCAGCCACCAGCTTGGGATTGCGGTCAATGGAGTCAATGGAGCGACCCTGACCACCACCGGCCTACTTGTTCCAGTTGGGATTAACGCTGGAGCGTTTTAATGACTGCAAAAGTCATTACCCTACAGGTTGGCCCCGGCATCCAACGGGATAGCACTCAATTCTCATCCGTCAGTTATGTGGACGGTAAATGGGTTCGCTTTCAGTATTCCCGTCCTCGCAAAATTGGCGGATATACAGGATCATTTTTGAATGCTACTGGCATCAGCCGGGGCATGATCATGAGTTCGCAGGACGGGCTAAACTATGTGATCTCTGGCTACAACGATGGTATTGAACGGTGGACAACCGACAACGACAACGCTATTGGATTTGGCCCAACTCCCATTGAGCCCACAGGCTCTGTTGCAGGCGTCACAATCACCAACCAAGGCTCTGCTTACACTAATGGCACCTACACTGGCGTGCCGGTCACTGCGGCTGTTGGAACCGGCGCTGTGGCCACGGTAGTCGTGTCAAGCAATCTGGTCTTCAGTGTTGCCATCACCAGCGGTGGTGTGGGCTACATCCACAATGAGTCCGTGGCCATTAGTTCAGCAAGCATTGGCGGCACCGGCTCTGGCTTTGCCGGGTACGTTTCCGCCTTGTCTACCTATGCCCCAAATGACAAAACCCTTTGGCAGTTTGACATTGGCTACGATGCAATGGGCAATGGGAAAAACAATTTGATTGCTCACCCCGGACAGAACTTGCTGGACATCTCCTCGTCAGTAAATACTCGGCCAATGTTTGGAGAATTTACTGGAGTCACATTGGCCCCAGTTGGAATTTTTACCGCCACTGGAACCACAACAAGCGGCTTAGCCACTGTGACTTTTGCAACAGTCATTCAATCTATTGGGGCGGGCCAATCAATCACTGGTGCAGGCGTGCCTGCTGGAACTACTGTTGTTTCTGCTTTGGAAGTTGCAGGCATATGGACGGTCACAATGAGCGCCAATGCCACAGCAAGCGCAACCGTCCTACTGACCTTTGACAACAACATCTCCGTATCTGGCGGCGTCGTAATGTTGTTCCCGTATCTGTTTGTGTACGGCAACAATGGCTTGATTCAAAATTGCGCAGCAGGAAACTTTAGCGACTGGGTGTCTTCTGACTCCAATGCAAACAATGTGTCCTCCACCAAGGTGGTCAAGGGCCTGCCACTGCGCGGCGGCACTACATCGCCTGCCGGGCTATTTTGGACGCTGGACTCCGTGGTGCGCGTGACCTATGCACCAACCACCGTGGGCAACCAAACGCTGTATTGGAAATACGACCTAATCACCCAGCAGTCTTCCATATTGTCCAGCGCATGCGTGATTGAGTATGACGGCATTTTTTACTGGATTGGCACCGACCGATTCCTGACCTATAACGGCGTAGTCCAAGAGTTGGAAAACAAACAGAACAACAACTACTTTTTTGACAAATTGAACTATGCGCAACGCCAAAAAGTCTGGGTAAGCAAAGTGCCTCGTTGGGGTGAAATATGGTGGTTCTTCCCCAATGGTGACAACGAAGAGTGCAACGACGCAATCATTTATAACGTGCGCGAAAAGTGCTGGTATGACTCTGGCACCGCCTTGGGTGCCCGGCGCTCGGCAGGCGTATTTTCTGAAGTGTTCCGCCGCCCAATTTGGGCTGGCAATGAAGTGAACATCAAAGGCAAGTACACCCTGTGGCAGCACGAGAGCGGCACCGATGAGGTGTACACCAACCATGTCAACGCAATTGAGTCTTCTTTTGAGACCAACGTCATTGGTGCCCGTGCAGGCCTTGTGGGCGCTGTCGAGCAACCCGGCGACAACTTGTGGACTCGCATTGAGCGCATTGAACCGGACTTTGTGCAAGTTGGGGCAATGGATGTGATCATCACAGGAAAATCCTATGCGGATGATGTTGACGATCCATCAGACCCGTATTCGTTTAACCCGGACTCGCTCAAAATAGACATGAAAGAGCAAAGACGTGAAATGCGCCTGAAATTCCAAAGCAATACCCAAAATGGTGATTACTTCATGGGACGCATTTTGTTAAGCATAGACACAGGTGACGTTCGCGGAACAGGCAACCCGTAATGATCACCTATGATCCTCGTAACATGACTTGGGATCAGTACTGCAAACTGATGGCCGAGTTATTTGCCCCTAACCAGTTGGGGTATGTAGAAGAAGAAAACTGGCGACAGTGGGTTGATGGCCTCAATGGAATTGGGTACTTCGTTCAATCGGGCATACCTGACCATCGCGGCTATGAAAATTGGCATCAATGGGCCGAGCAAATGGTCGGCATTATGAATGTGGGGGCACAATGAATTTTTTGGATTTGCTAAACATGGTGGCACGCGAGGCGCGGCCAATGCATTTTGCGATCAATCCCATCACGTCGATGGACACGCAATTCACCGAGACGGAAATAGATTCGCTCGATGGCTTGATGATTGTAATGTACTTTTCAATTATCTACGACATTGCTGATGATCTGGTGAAGGACTTTCATCCAGAGACGCCGCAGCAATTGCTTGACTTCATTGAGCAGCACAAAACCCGTGAATGCGCATCGGTCGAGGAAGCCAAGGAGATGATCAAATGATTTATCTCAGCGATTACAGACTGGCCTACTCCACTGAGACCAAGCTGCTTGAGGACATCCGCCACCCACAGGTGGTGAACTGGTTCCCCGAGTCCTACAACAAAGTCAAGACCGGTCTGTTTTACCCTCCCCATCGCGTGGCCGACAAAGTGATTGACCAAGAGCTTGCCAAGGCCCTGCGCGAAGACACGGACGCCAAAACGGCCTTCATATTGGCTGGCGGCAATGGCCACTTTGCCGGTATCAACGCTGTCAAGTCAGAGCCCAACAGCCTGACTTACGAATACAAGTTCCTGCCCCTGACACTCACTCAAGTCTATGCCGGGCGCACCGCTCAAGTCTTTGGGGCCGCAGACCACATCGTGACTGACTCCACTGCCTGCGCCAGCAGCATGAAGGTGCTTATGGATGTGCAGACCCTGATGCGCTTTTATGGCTTTAACCGAGTAATCGTACTGGCTGTCGAAGATCAGGTGAGCAATTTGACTCTGGGATTTTTTGGCGAGACCGGCGCTTCATTGGCTTGGAAGGACGAAAAGGACGGCGCAAAGCCCTCGGCTTTTGACAAGATCAACGGCGGCTTCCACGTTGGCCAAGGTGCCTGCTTGGCAGTCTTTGAGGACGAGGCCACAGTCAAGCGGCGCGGAGTAACCCCCAAGGGCAGGCTTTTGGGTGCCTACACGGCCAGCGAGGCTTGCGCAAACGCAATTGGCCAGAGCGACAACGGTGAAGGATTTATCAAAGCGGCCATTGGAGCCCTTAAATGGGCCGAATTAGCCCCTTCGGACATCGCCGTGGTAAAAACCCACGGTACAGGCACAAAATCGAACAATCAGGCCGAGAGGGCTGCAATAAAGTCCGTTATGACGGATTTCGTGGCCACCAGCTACAAACAGGTCATTGGCCACACCATGGGCGTTAGCGGGTTGCTAGAGACCTGCATGTTGATTGAAAATATGGGTAATGGGTTTGTTCCCAAAATACCGAACAGAACAGAAGAAGACGATGTTTTCCTGTCGCACGACATTGAGGCTCCCAAAGGGGCCGTTTTGTCATTGGCGGCTGGCATGGGCAACGTATATTCAGCCGCAATACTGACAACGGAGTTATGACATGCAAGTAGATTCAAGAAAACACAAGCTAAATGTCGGCGAAATCATTCCTATTTTCTTGCAAAACAGTCCGCAGCCTCACCCTGAAAATGTGATGATGCCTGCCATCTTGGCCGAGTTGAATCATCCCGGCGTGAAAACCAAACAGTTTGGCAACACCTTGTTTGAGTTGATGCCCGGCAAAGATGGCCAAGGGTTCTTCAAAGCGTTTAACGCAGACCTTGGGCCAAACTTTGTAGAGAACAGCAAAATGTTTTGCGTGTGGGCTCGTCGCGTGATGGGCATGAATACGTTGGTTACAGAATTTGATGATCCTGCAATTGAGCAATTATTCAAAATTATTGCAATGAGACCACCGATCCCCGGCATGGGGTATCAAGCCTTCAAGTCTCAATCGGGAAAGACCCGAATCTTATTAAATTTAGGGGGTTGAAATGGCCGCAGTTGTAAATGCAGTAGAAGATGTCTTTCATGCCGTCGGGGACGTTATAGGCACCGTTGCAAAAGCTGCTGAAAACGTAGTCAATTTTGTTGTTGATGAAGTTGTCAAGCCGGTTGCTCAGGTAGTAGAAAAAACCGTTGAATCAGCGCTGAAAGACCCTATTGCAACGCTGGCAAGAATTGCTGCCGTAGCCACTGGTCAAGTTGAACTTTTGCCATTGATTGGCGCTGCTGATGTTGTTGCTCACGGCGGAAATTTTGAAGACGTTTTGAAAGGCGCTGCAATCTCTTACGTTGCATCTGGCGCAGGCGATTTTGCTGGAACTGAATTTGCACAATCAGGCGCTGGAGATTTTGCAAGCAATCTTGGAAAAAATGTTGTAAGTGGTGCAACTGGAGCGGCACTTAGCGGAAAAGACATTGGAGCAGGAGCAATTTCTGGTGGACTTAACTTTGCAGGCAATAAGCTGATCGGCGATGCAGTATCTGGAATTAACAAAGATTTGAACCAGCCAGCAGATAGCTCTGGATTCAACTACAAGTTGCCTGATTACATGACTGGAGAAGACACCACATCAAGTGGCGGTTTGCCTACAGACGCATCCAGTGAGGATGGATTTAATTTAGAAGACATCAAGAAAAATGCTGACGCACCAATAGACACCAACTACGCAATAGATGCCAACGTACAGCACAGTAACGTACCGACTAGTGAGCAAGGCTTAAATCCTGCTGGCGCTTATAACGGTTTGAGCATGGACAGCGTTACCGGACAAGCACCCAATCTTGCAAAAATGGGTGGCGGCAGCGGGTTGTCAGTTAGCTCCAATGAAATGTTGGGCAACCCAAGTTCATTCATTAATGACCCGTCCTACAAGAGCGAAACTCCCGGCACTGTGAGTAAAGCTGGTTTTACTGATGCAGCAGCAACGCCTTCGCTGGGTGATCCAAGCTCATTTATCAATGACCCCAATGTGTTGGGTAAACCTGTAATTGCCACTGCCGATTGCAACTACGACGTAAAACTTCCAAAGGTAAATTTGGCGTCTTTGCTGGCCAATCAATCTAAGCAAAGAAACGCCCTATGTATTGCAATGGGCGGCTTTGACATGAATACTCCTTGGTTAAATAGCCGAGAGCAAATGCTCAGGAACAAACTGCCAATCGGCTGCGAAAGCGGAACTGGTGGCGCAGGTGTTGGTGACTTGTCTAACATCTACAGCAGCTTGACCCCAGAGTTAAGGAACGAATTGGCAGATCGCGGTATTGGCCAATCTCAATCAAGCCTTGCTTTGCCATCATATGGTGAGACAGGCGGCATGGGTGCAAAGGCTGGTGGCAGCATCAAAGGATACGCATGCGGCGGCACCAGTTGCTCTCCATGGGGTGCTATGGCGCAATACATGCCCAAGTTTTATAACACTGGTGCCTCTGGCATGTTGGCCGCAGCCGGTGGACGACGCCAACCACTTACTCTTGCTCAGTTAAAGCAATTGCAAGGACAAGTTGCCCAAAGTGGAAATATGGGCGGCATGGCCAAAGGCGGCTTGCCTTCTGAGTACCGCGACGAGGCCCCTAAAGGCCACAATCCTGAGTTTGTGACTGGCCTGACTGGGTACTATGCCTGCGGCGGCGGAACGGGCCAATCTGACGACATCCCAGCCATGCTGCATGATGGCGACTACGTTATGGACGCTGACGTGGTGGCCGCTTTGGGCGACGGCTCCAGCAAGGCTGGCCGCGAGGTGTTGGACGGTTTCCGATCCAAAGTTCCTCACCATGAACACGTCAAGGGCAAGCCAGTGCCTGCCAATATCGCCGATGGGGAATACGTCTTCCCCGGAAGCTTTGTTACCGCTTTGGGCGGTGGCGACAACAAAAAGGGTGCCGACATCCTTGATGGGCTGCGTGAGAAGCTCCGAGCCCACAAAAGATCGGCCCCTACCAGTAAAATTCCGCCAAAGGCAAAATCACCGCTTGATTACATCAAGGGCTCGAAAGGTTAATCATGGGAAACATGCTCCAGTCATCGCAAACGCAGGCAACGACAGCGCCAGAATTCTATAAGAATTACCTGTGTAACCTTGCAACAAAAGGGGCTGCCGCAGCAGGGCAGGCGCAGTTTGCTGACACCCAACCGCTTCAGCAAAAAGCATTTAGCAATGTCTGCACAAGCTTTGGATCGCAAGACAAAAACTTTCAGACTGGCCAGAATTACGTTGGATGTGCTGCCAAGCAAGACGTTACCGGGGCGGCTGCCGGGTATCTTTCGGCGGGCACTTCAGCCAGCCCGCTAAGTGCTTTAACACCGTATGCCAAGTGCGCCACAGCTACGACTGGAGTCAAGACTGCACAATGTTTGGTTAACAGGGGCACCGCCTTATCTGGGCTCACTTCGGCAAACCCTTACCTCAACAACGCAAGCGCAGCATGCGCCCTTGGGGCTGCTTCCAAAAACATCAATGCAGCCACTGCGCTAAATAATGTTTGCGCTGCAAAGCCGTACCTTTCTCAAGCTGCAACTAGTGGCGGCATCAACAATGCGCAGCCGTACCTAAACCAAGGCACCGCTTTGTGCGCTGCCGGTGTGGCCACCAAGTATTTGAATCAGGCCACAGCCAAGGGCGGAATTTGCCAAGCCAACCCGTACCTTGCTCAGGGCATGGCCGTTGACCCAAATGCTGCGGCTCAAACGTACCTTGGCCAAGCCGCTTCAAGTGGCGGTCTGGGTGCAGCCGATAAATATCTCCAGCAGGCCACAAGTACCAGCCCAGCCGATTTGGCTGCCTCGTACATGAACCCGTACCTCAATACTGCGGCGCAATCGCTGTCGGATATTGCGCAACGGAACATCCGTCAAAACTTATCTCCTGCGGCTACTGCTGCGGCAGTTGGCTCTGGCCAGTTTGGCTCACAGCGCGGCTCTCAAGTGCAAGGACAAATCCAAGCGCAGGCACAACAGGACTTGAACAGTCAGATTGCCCAGATGATGTCTCAGGGCTACGGACAAGCACTGTGTGCGGCAGGCAAACAAAACGCATTGGCCGCTCAAGCTGGCCAGACCGCAGGCACCTTAGCTCAACAACAAGCTGGTTTGCTGGGTCAACTTGGCCAGACTGCTGGCAGCCTGTCTGCTCAGAAACAACAAAACATTCTGAACGCAGCCAATACCGCAGGAACACTTGGACAGCAGCAACAGTCCTTGCTGGCTCAAGCCGGTCAAACTGCCGGTGGACTGACTGCGCAGCAACAACAAAACTTAATCAATGCAGGCAGCACTGCCGGCACGCTGGGCCAGCAGCAGGCTACATTGCTTGGCCAGTTGGGCCAAACCGCTGGAAACTTGACTGCCCAGCAGCAACAAAATTTGATCAATGCAGGCAATGTGCAGGGTACGCTGACTCAACAGCAGGCAAACCTACAAGGCCAGCTTGGCGCGACCGCAGGCAACTTGACCAATCAGACTGCTCAAAACCTCGTTGGAGCAGGCACCAACCTTGGACAACTACAGCAGGGTGCAAACCAAATTCAGGCAGGACTTGGCCAGACTGCTGCAAATGCCCAGCAGGCTCAGAACCAAGCCAACCTCACCGCAGCCCAGACAGCAGCCCAAGCAGCGGCTCAGGAAGGCCAATTGCAAAACCAAGCGGGTGCGAACATGGGTGCGTTGGCAACGGCTGCCAACAACGCCAAATTGGCCTGTATAAACGCTTTGGCGACCCTTGGTGGCCAACAGCAGACCATTGCCCAAAACAAGCAAAACTTCCCTCTGACCAATTTGTCCAATTTGTCTGGTCTGTTGCAAGGTTACAGCATCCCAACATCAACCGAGACCACGCTGTGCATGTCGCCCTTGTCGGGCCTTGCTGCCGTTGGCACTGGCATCGGCGGATTGTTGCAACAAGGTAAGTGCGGCGCAAACTTGCTATGCAAAATCACCGGCTCTAGCAGTTTTGGAAACTTGGCATGCAAAGCGTTCACAGGCCTTAAAAACATTTTTAATAAACCACAAACAAAAACTGATTGCTGCTGCTGCGTGGCAAGAGGCGGGCGCATTCAATCTAAAGCTGACGGCGGCACAGTTGGCGCTCTGGCTTCACGGGCAACTGGCGGCATGCCGGTGGCAAGCGAGTGCTCTGGTTTTGTATGCACCGCAGGCATGATCTGCTCACCATACGCAATGGCTCGTGGCGGCTTGGCTCACGCAATCCGCTCTGGCCGTGTTGGCTGC